TAGGAATTAAAACTGAATTTCAGCCTACCCCTAGCCCAGGGCTAAATGCAGCTTTGGGCGGAGGATTCCCCTACGGTCGCCAAGTACTTATTTGGGGCAGCAAGTCTAGTGCCAAGTCGTCACTGTGTCTTCAAACAATTGGGCTTGCACAAAAACAAGGAAAGCTGTGTGCTTGGGTGGATGCAGAGATGTCATACGATGAAGAGTGGGCAAAAAAGCTTGGGGTAAACACAGAAGAGCTTATTTATTCTCCAGCCAGAAGTGTTAATGACATGGTAGACGTAACGGTAGCCTTGCTTCACGCTGGAGTAGACATGATTGTTATTGATAGTATTAGCTCATTATTGCCAGCGGTATACTTTGAAAAAGATTCTAATGATTTAAGGCAGCTAGACCAAACTAAGCAAATTGGTGCAGAGTCTAAAGACCTAAAGCACGCATGGATGATGATTAACTATGCAAACAACCAGGAGAAGCCAGCACTAATTGTGGCTATCTCTCAAGCCAGGAACAACATTACGGCTATGTACACACAGTCTGTACCAACTGGTGGCCTTTCTACTCAGTTTATGTCTTCTACAATTGTAAAGCTGTTTTCATCTACCTCAGATGCACAGTCTATCAAGAGAAAGATTAAGTCGGGGGACAAGCTGATTGAATCTAAGGTTGGTAGGAAAGTTAGGTGGGAAGTCACAAACTCTAAGACTTCGGCTCCTGGTGATTCTGGGGAGTATGACTTCTATTTCAAGGGAGATCTTATTGGCATTGATATAGTTGGTGACCTTGTTGATACCGCAGAAATGTTAGGGTTTGTAGAAAGAACTGGTGCCTGGTATCAGCTAGATGATGGAACAAAGGTGCAAGGCAGAGAAGCTTTTGTAGAAAAGGTAAGAGAAGATAAAGAATTGCAAAAGAAACTGAGAGAAAAAATAAATGCATAAGTACACTGTTTATCCTGGCAAGTTTGTTTGCCATGAATGCAAAGCCAATGTAAATAGCTTGCGTTTATACGAAGAAGAAAAACTTTTAACTTGGGTGTGTTTTAACAAACACCTGTCAAAAGTTTCTTTGCAAACTAGGAAAACTAAGAAAGATTATGAGCGAAAAGTCTGAGGGTAAAAGAATTGGAGCCACGCTCCACAAGAACTCAGGTCGCAACACAAAAAAAGGCGACGCATCCTGGTTTAATTTCGTAATTGATTTTAAAGAGGTTGGCAAGAGCTTTACTTTAAATAAAGATGTTTGGGCAAAAGCTACGACTGATGCCTTGAAATCTAACAAAGATCCTGCTATAGTTATAGTTCTAGGTGAAACTAACAAGACAAGATTAGCAGTAATTGAACTATCGCTATTAGAACAACTATTAGAAGAGAGAGATAAAAATGAAAATCTTAATGCTTGATATTGAGACAACACCGCTACAAGTATATACCTGGGGTCTTTGGGATCAAAACATTGGAATTAACCAAATTATTAAGAGCACCGAGATGCTTTGCTTTGGTGCCAAGTGGCTCGGGGAAAAGTCAGTTAACTTTAAGTCTGTTCATCATAATGGCAAGAAGGCTATGCTAGAAGAGCTTCACAAATTAATGGACGAGGCAGATGCCCTGGTCGGTTGGAACTCAGCATCTTTTGACCACAAACACATTAATAGAGAATTTCTTGAAAACAAAATGACTCCACCATCACCAACCAAAGACCTAGACCTTATGACTATTGTCAAGGCTAATTTTCAGTTCCCGTCCAATAAGCTAGACTACGTAGCGCAAAAGCTAGGCGTAGGCTCTAAGGTCAAGCACAGCGGATTTGAGTTGTGGATAGGCTGTATGAATGATGACAAGAAGGCTTGGGCAGAAATGAAACGGTATCAGATTCAGGATGTCCAGCTATTAGATAATCTCTACGATATCCTACTGCCCTGGTTCCCAGGGTCTGGTAGCGTAACAAGCAAAGAACGTCAAGATTTGGCAGAAACAGAGAAGATGGTATAATAAAATGGTGGAAACAACAGAAAATAAAACAACTATTGAGATGGTAAATGGGCTAGCAGAAATAGCCGATTTCATGGATGACGAAGAACTAACTGCTGCATTAACGATGGTTGCAAAACTTATCGTTAAGCCAGACATTCCTCTTTCCGTTGCTACAATTCAAATTGTTCACCTTCAGGCTATTGCTGCAAAGATGTCTTTTAAAGCAACCTGGATGGCAAACGTCGATAAAGGAGACAGGGCTAAGAAGAATATATACTTTACTGCAGCCTCAGCAATTAATGATTTGGTTTCAGCACTTAAATATATTACCCGATAAATATTATGACTAAAAATTTATTACAGCAGGTTATGAGTGACGGAGAATCAACAAGCTCTACAAGACAAGAAATGAATGAGCTAATCGAAAAGATTCAGTCTGGTTATATTTCTAAACGTGGAGCTAAGCATCAGCAAAAGAAAACATTTGCCCCGTCAACTATTGCTTATGGGCACGGAGAGTGTGCTCGGTATTGGTACTTAGCTTTTGAAGGCGGAGAGTTCGAAGATTACGCTGACCCTTTTGCTGGGGCAAATATGACAAATGGTACTAAGTCTCACGAACGTATCCAGCAGGCAATGAAAGACGCTGGAATGTTGGTTGATTCTGAATTTAAAATTACCTATGAAGACCCACCTATTTTTGGATATGGAGACGTTATCCTTAACTGGAAAGGTGAAGAATTACTTGGAGAAATTAAGACAGCTATGTCTGAGGGCTTTGAGTACCGCAAGAAAACTAGAAAAGCTAAGGCTGGACACCTTATTCAGATCCTCATATACATGAAGATTCTGAAAAAAGCACGGGGGATACTAATTTATGAGAACAAGAATAACCATGAACTTTTGGCTATTCCTGTTGAAGTAAATGATTATTATATAAAATGGGTAGACCAAGCATTTGAATGGATGAGAACAGTTCGTAAAGCATGGGAAAGTAAAACGCTCCCAATCAAGAACTATAGGTCTAATTCAAAGATTTGCAAGACCTGCCCTTTGGCTAAGGTTTGCGCTTCTGCTGGTGAGGGAGACATAAAGATAAAGTCTCTGGAGCCTTTGGATGAAAAACTGTCAATGGTGTGATAGCGCATTTGAAACAGATATATCTTATAAAATATATTGTTCTCCAGAATGTCGAGAACAAGCAACAAAAGATAAGATAGCTCAAAAATATGCTCAAAAGCGTAGAGTTAAAATGATGAGCAAGAAACGTTTTTGCAAGTCTTGCAATTCTCCTTTATCAGCATATAACGATGACAGCATCTGCCACGCCTGTAGCGTTAATCCTAAAGATGTAGCAAAAGCCCTAAAAGAATTAAAGGATATTGCTGATGGTAAACCTAAAAAATCTTAATCCAGTACCACAAAAAATATGCTCTATAGATGCAAGCACCAACAGCCTTGCTTTCGCAATATTCAATGACTCTAAGATCTCAGAGGTTGGGAAGATAAACTTTGCTGGAGTAAATACTTATAACAAAGTATCAGACGCTGTAAGAAAAACAAAAGCTTTTTTTGCATATCACTCTGACCTTGATGCTATTGTAATAGAACATACAATTTATTTAAACAGTGCCAAGACGGCGGCAGACTTGGCTTTGGTACAAGGAGCAATGCTTGGCGGTATTTCTTTAAATGGCGTTAGAACAATAAAGTCAATCAACCCTATTGCCTGGCAAACATTCCTGGGTAATGCAAGGCTAAATAAAGAAGAAAAAGATTTGATTAGGCATGAAACACCTGGTCGTGGAGATAACTGGTACAAGAATAAAGAACGAGAATTTCGTAAACAAAGGACTATGAATCTAATTAAAAAGATATATGGTCGCACAGTAATTGATAACGATATAGCTGATGCAATTGGGGTAGGGCATTATGCAATACACAATTGGCACAAGCTGGCTTGACACGGGGGCATCATGGCTGTTAAACTTTATCAGAACCAGGATTGGTTAAAGAAAAGATTTCATTTGGACAGAAAAGCTCCAGAAGAAATTGCTAAAGAGTGCGGGGTAAGTGTAGAAACTATTTACGTTTACCTTGCTAAATTTGGACTAAAAAAATCTAAGCGTTAGACAGAGGGAAAAATGAGAGAGTATAGCAACAAAGAGCAATTGTCTTTTGACGACATCCTGCTAATTCCACAGCATTCAAATATTTCTAGCAGAAAAGAAGTAAGCCTTTCTACCTCGCTAGGTAAAGGACGAACTAGTATTGGTATGTCTATACCAATTATTGCTGCACCGATGGACACCGTATGTGAATATAAAATGGCAAGCACCATCCGTAAAGCTGGAGGACTTGGAATTATTCACAGGTACATGACAATTGAAGAGCAGGTTGCCGAAATTAAAATGGCAAAGTCGTTAGGCGGATCGGCGGGAGGTTCTGTCGGAGCAAGGGAAAATTTTGTTGACGACGCTGTTTCTTTGGCCGAGGCTGGTGCATTGCTTATTTTAATTGATGTAGCAAATGGTCATAGTCAATATGCCATAAAAGCTGTTAAAGAATTGCGTAAAATTTTTGGAGTTAATATTCACATCATGGCGGGAAACGTAGCAACCTGGGATGGCTTTGCAAGGCTTGCAGATGCAGGAGCAGACTCCATTCGAGTTGGTATTGGCGGTGGCTCTGCTTGTACCACAAGAGTCGTAAGTGCTCATGGCGTTCCAACCCTATCTTCTATTTTAGATATTAGGGAAAAAGTATCTTATAAAGATGGGCCAAGCTTAGTTGCAGACGGTGGAATTAGAAATTCTGGAGACGCCGCAAAAGCATTGGCAGCTGGTGCTCATGCGGTTATGGTCGGTCGGATTCTTGCGGGGACAGAAGAGTCTCCTGGGGACATTGATGAGCTGGGGCGCAAGACCTTCCGAGGAATGGCCTCTAGGGAGGCACAGGAGGACGGTAGAGGGGTTGTTTCTGGTGTAGAGGGTGTATCTACTACCGTTCCTTTCGTTGGAAGTGTTAATAGTATTATTAATGATTTTAACGCTGGGCTAAGAAGTGCCCTGTCTTATACGGGGGTAGATAACCTTATTGACTTTCATAACGAGAGCATGTATAATAGAGTAACAAGCACTACACTAAATGAAACCAAACCACACGCAAAGGAATAACATGATTCGCAGGAGAAAGTCTGCCCCATTAGTAGATACCAAGTTCCACAGAGTGGGTGAACTTGAGATTGGAAACTTTACTTTGGTAAAGGGAGAAATCATTAAGATTCAAGATGAATGGGGCATGAGGTTTAAGTTTGACAGCCTGGTAACAAATATTGAAACTGGGTCACAGTGGATTGATTGCTTTGAAGTTTTTAAAGCAAGGACTGGAGTGCTACGATCATTTAGCATTGATCGAGTAAAGAGAATTCCCGCTAGGAGGGGTCGTCGTGCCAAACGAGGAACAAGCAATACAACACCTTGAAGAAGTAAACAAGGTAGTAGGAGAATACTTAAAGGGCAGCGACCCAACTAAAATTTCTAAAGAATTGGCAATGCCACGCACCAGGGTAGTCGAGCACATTAAAGAGTGGCAGAAGATGGCTTCTAACAATAGTGCCATTCGTGCCAGGGCAAAGGAAGCTCTCGCGGCCGCTGACGAACACTACAGCAGACTGATTTCTCATACCTATGAAGTTATTGACGAAGCTACAACAACAGCTAATCTAAGTGCTAAAACTGCTGGCATCAAGCTTGTTATGGATTTAGAGTCTAGGCGTATAGAGATGTTGCAAAAGGCTGGACTACTTGAAAACAAAGAGCTAGCAGAAGAAATGATGGAAATCGAACGGAAGCAAGATATACTTAAAAATATTTTGGTTGATATTGCATCAGATCACCCAGAGGTAAGAGACAAAATTATGCGAAGGCTATCCGATATCGCTAGCAAGGGAGAAACGATAACGGTAATTAACAATTCTTAAAAAGACTCTTATTTGTGGTATAATGTTTTTATGAAGATGTGTATTGCTGATGGATGTGCCAGAAAAGCTAATGCTAAATCTTTGTGTCCAAAGCACTATTATAGAAACAAAACTTACGGAAATCCAAATGTGGTAAGGTTTCCATGGAGAGAAGACAGAAGCTGTCAAATACCTGACTGCCCCCGAGAGCATGAGGCAAAGGGATATTGCAAAAATCATTATATGATTTTGTATAAGTTTGACATTAGTCCAGAAGAATATCACAACAAGCTTATTCAACAAAATAATGTTTGTGATATTTGTAATGAAAAATGTAATCAAAAAGAAATGCTTTCTTTAGACCATAATCACAAAACCAATCAGATAAGAGGACTGCTTTGTTCTGCTTGCAATATGGCACTTGGAGGATTTAGGGATAGTAAAAAAATATTAAGCTCTGCAATAAATTATTTAGAAAAATGGGATAAAAATGACTGATTTTTTTGAAGATATTTTTGATATTTTAGACGAGAATCCTTTTGAAGAAGAGCCTGTAGACCTTATTACTTTTGTTACCTCTTCAGATTATTTAAATCAACCCACACTTTCAGAAATACAGTATGATTCTGTTCGTGCTATGAGTCAGATTTATGAAGAAAAAGATGTACAAAGACTGATGGGTAGTAACGAAGGTGCAAAATACTATAAGAAATATACAAAAAATGAAATCATTTTGCAGCTTGGAAAAGGTTCTGGCAAGGACTATATTTCTACCATAGCTGTTGCTCGGATTGTTTATATGCTTTTATGTCTTAAAGACCCATCTCGTTACTACGGCAAACCCTCTGGGGACGCTATTGACATTATTAATATTGCAATTAATGCCGCCCAGGCAAAGCAAGTTTTTTTTAAAGGGTTTAAAACTAAAATTGAAAAATCCCCCTGGTTTGCTGGAAAGTATTACGCCAAGATGGACAGTATTGAATTTGACAAAGCCATTACAGTTTACTCTGGTCACTCTGAGCGTGAGTCTCATGAGGGG